ACGCCGAGGATAGCCTGTTGTGCATATTGCATGCAAACAGGTTCCATGGCAATTATTCTAGGTGTCTTGAGCGTCTTAGGAACCATGATCACCTTAACGGGGATCTCGGTTCCGGGTTCTTTGAGGTTCACACGACCGAATCGGTCCAAGTAGGACCAGTTCGGGAGAAGCATTTCACCAGAAGGTAGAATTGCTTCAAGTCTCTGGGTCCAATCGAGGGAGTCGAATTTCTTGTTACCAAGAATCCGATCCGCCGTTTGCCCAGGGCCGTGCTTCGGAAGTACGTCACCGTTGTAGACCAATAGATCTGCGCGGGTAAACGTCCTTGCCAGAAGCCTTCGGGACACTGAATGAAAATCAGCGAGAAGCTGTTTCTCACGTAGTGAGTCCCGTAGTCGAACCTCATTGTCCACGTTGACATAGTCACGCATGGCCTTTCGGTTCCTTGCATCACTGCAAGGAATTGAGATCTTTGCAAAAAGCAGCGAAAGCTGCCTGATAGCAAAAATCGCGTCTATGCATGGCTTATCAACCAACCGACCACTAGTACGGTCGAACACAAGGTCCAGGAAACCTCCGAGAAATCGGGGGAGACCTCCAGATCTCGAAAAACCGAGAAACTGGCTGGGACCGACGTAACCTTGGTCCAGAGCTTTTTGAAAGTCTGAACCAAAGTTCGCGAGTGATATCGTGAGAAACGATATACCCTCGTGTTCGACACGATGAGAGACGGTTTCAATGTCTCTCATGGCGCTAGTGCAACACCACCCCGCTAATTCGTCAGCGAGGCTACGCCAGAGTAGCATTAGGCTTTTCATCATCTCCCTCCTAATGGGGGGTAGGTGATCCAAAGCCATGCCACTGACTGCTGAGCATCTAGACCTTAGGTGTAGTAAAGAAAACTACACTAAGGATCAAGACCCCAACAAGTCCAGTCACTGCTGCTAAAAGCAGCAGAGAGTCCAAGTCAGCGAATCCGCCAACCTTATCGATGCGACAGGGAAGAGAGTCTAAGACTCTCCGCCAAGCCACTTCGGAAGGACGGCGAACGAGCTGGCGGCCAGGTAGTCCGTAAGGGCCCTAACCTGGTCGAGCGCCTCGGCCCGCGTGTATCCCGTCGCCGGCTCATCGAAGACGATGTAGCATGACGACGAGAACTTGACGTTGTTAGACGTCAGCGGGTCCGCAGCGATCTTGGAATTGTCGATACGGATCGTGCGTCGGGTCCTACGCCCGTAGGCGTGAGAGACCTTCAGCTGGTACGTTCCGTCCGAAAACGTGAACGCACCGGAGTCGTTTCCCGAAGACGTACGGGGAAGCGACTTCGCGACCGTAGCGACGGTGATTGACTGGGGATCAGCGAGCATGGCAACTACTCCTAACGTTGTGGGGCTTAGATAGCCCCATTTGGTGAGTTTACCCTAGCGGGAAAACCCACCAGGTTCGGCGCTTTAGATTAATTTAGCGCCTACCACGCCTGGAAAGGCCAAGCGCGGCGAGTATGGAGAGCTGGCGAGGAGACAAACCCTCCCAGATTACTCCAAAACCGAAAGGATTTGCTTTCCGTCTAACTTTTGTCTCACGACAGAAGGTGATGGAAATTGGCTCTCCGTTCCAGCCATTAGGACTAGCGGCTGGCGGAAAAGTCAACGTATAGGTGGTTTCCACGAGAGTGGTCTCCATGAAATACCCATACGGCATTACAAGACCATCTTCTGCCCACGACGAGAGATTTGAAAGAACATCTCCCGTGTTAGTGAACCAGTCGATGGCCCAGC